TTAACAGGGTTTAAGCAAGGTATAAAAAAAGATGCACCTTTTTCAAACCCCTTCCAGTTAACTAGATACTGTACCTTCTCCACCTTCAACATCTGCATCCTGCCCAGTTAAACCACTTGTATCTACAAAGTCAGAGTGTGCTACGTTAAACACTAAACACCTAACTGCTGTACCAGGAATCTTTGTACCCGTAGACATGCGATAGTTTTTTGTTTCTACACACAAGCCCGAAGCCATAGCGTCTTTTAACAGCGTTGTATAATTCACCTGTCCCTCAGAACAATGCTTTCTAAACCGGCTAACAGGAGTGTACATCCTGCTAACATCAGGCTCATAGCGCACTGTTAGTTGACCTCTAGGCTCCTGCACAGGCGAAGCGTGCTTCTGAGAGCGCCTGTCTACATCTTTGTTTACAACAAGTGCATTGTGCCAGTTCCTAATTATGTAATCTCCAATGACTGAAGCAGCGTCACTCAAAGGTGCCTTGGTAGTTTCTTTCATTTCAGCTATAACAGGTTTGATCTTGTGGTATATCCGTTTTACATCTACGTCTATAAGACCCCAATCCTGGGCAAACAACCCTGCTGTTATGTTAGCAGAAGCAACTGCTGACCAGTTGCGTTCCCTTTGAGTCATGTCTAGTTCCTTGTCAAACCTAGCAGCTACAGACTTAAGGGTGTTCTTAACCTCTGTAAAATTGTTTATCACATTCATTATGAAAGGCTCAATCACTGTCCCGTAGTTCTCAAGGAGTTGTTGGTCAAACATTTCTTTGCCTTCTTGCGCGTCTATAATACTTGCATCTGCAGCGGGCACTGCTAACTCTATTAACCGCATAAGCTCTCCGTCAGGAGTGTTCTTCACCTCTTGTATCTTCTGTCTAAAAGCTGCGTTAGAAGTAGAAACAGAAATAGTACGCCATGTAGTAGTGTTGATGCGGTTAGCATTTTTGTGCTGTTGCATTCGGTCTCTCCCTTTGCCCTGTGAGCTTGCGTAAAGAAACGCTGAAATATAATCACCGTCTTTGTTAGTAAGTTCGTCCATTGTATTTGCTATGTTATTAAGCACACCCATCTTCTGTATGCGAGCAGCTACGGTATCGTCAGGTGCGCCTAGCAACATCTCAGGATGCCCACACACGCTGTTAATAACACGCAGTACAGTTGTCTTGCCCTGTCCTGACAAGCTGTGCATTAAGTTTATTACTGCTCCCTTCTGCCCAGTAAGTGCTAAAAGCGGTGCCCCAAAACCTGATAGCGCAGCAAATGCCTGCACCTCAAGTCCTGGTCTGTCGTAAAGACTAAAGACTTCTTTCCACTTTTCTAAAGTTCCTTTGGATTGGAAATGAGGCACCAGTCCCTGTGTAGTACTAGAAGGAGGTGTGTGGTACACCCCGTCTTTGTTTATTTCCCTATCCCCTACCACAAACTTGCTGTAGTTTTCGTGCCAACCAAATTGATCGTACATAAGTTGTTTTTTTCCTTGTGTTTGTAGCTCTTTAATAGCCAGTATTATGTAAGTAGTTATACGTTTTGACTGCGCTTCTTGTGCAACCACTCCTTCTTTTGCTAGTTCTCTCCGTAAGTCTCTGTGGTCTAACTTAATGTTGGCGACAGTAAACTTGTTAATACCATCCAGAGGAGTATGAGCGTGTATAACAAACACATCTCCGGCTTCTGTGTCGCGCAGTCTTTTCTTAACAAACAAATCATACTCATATACCACTGTAGGTTTTTCCGCTATGTCTGTGTAGATGCCGCCGCTCTCTCCCCTGTAGTAACCGTCAGGCAGTTTGAATGTAAGCTTTGTGTCTTTCTCTACAAGCTTGCCTAACTCCCGTGGGCCGCTTATCTTGCCTCTGTGTGGGCACTTTACGCACCCTTTAGAGTAGTTCTCAGCAAACTTTTCGCAAGAGTGTGGGCCTTTTATGTGGGCAACCTTACGTTCCACAGCAGCAGGGTTGTAATCAGGGTGTCCTTTAGATACAAGATGCACTGCTTTGGTGTTGTCTTTGCAGAACTTAGCTACAGAAAGAATGTTAAACCAACGTGGTTCAGCTAGAGTTGCGCGGTTCTTAATGCAGTCTGCGATCTGTTTGCACCCTTCTCCCTCCAAGCTGCGTTTAGCAATGCGGGAAAAGCTGTAAAATATATCCCCGTCTAACAGATTCTTAAGAGGATCAAACTCAAAGTTAACAGGTGCTTTAGTTTCTACAAGAGCGTCTTCTTCGACTCCCAGGGCTTCACGCATAACTGCTACTTCAATAGGTGCAGCTAGTGCGGCGACTGCTACTTTCTTAGGAGGGTCAGTCTTTACGTTGTAAGATTCCGGTACACGTAACATACGTGCAGCGTCAAACACGTTGGGGTCAGCAGCAAACTTCTGTGTTACGCATACTTCTTTAAGGCGGTCAGCTAGTGGTATCCACTGGTCTCGCGGCACTTCTTCTGAGAAAGCCCAGTAAAGATGCAAGCCATGTCCAGAGTCCACAACGGTGGGAGCCGGTAAGTCTAGTAGCTCCCAGAACTTTTTAGCTGCCTGGTAGCCTTGCTTCTTGTCTGCGTAGCCTTTAGGTAACCCCGTGCTTTGTTCTATCTCTGTATCTTTCCCTGCTCCACAATCAATGTCTAACCACAATGACTGTAATGATTCTGCATGTACAATTTTACGGCCACCTTCTGGCAGTGGCTTAGTAGCATCTTCGGTGTATTTAGCTAGGGCAAAGTACGTGTGGTGACCTGCCTCTATAAACCCTTCAAACAAAGTCTGTAGTTCATCTGTGTCTTTAGTGAACTTTGTAATCGGGCCTTTGCTTTTCCCTGCCGGTATGCCTATTGCACAGTACCATCCTCCAGATGGCACAACATGATGTATTAAATTAATGTTCTCCATATTATTATTTTCAGAGGGTACTTACCCCCCAAGTCCTCTCGGTAAGTTGAACAGCGGTACTACTATGCGTACGAGGTCAGTAAGGCTTTTATGTCATCGGTAAGGTCAGGGTGCGGATAGTGTGTACCCTGAAACCAATTGTAAACAGTCTGCCTGCTAACCCCCAACTGGGAGGCAACTTCGGCTACAGGTATCTCTTGCTTGATACATACCTTGCCTAGTTTAACCCCCAGTGAGGATTTGTCAGCCTGCTTATTAAGGCTATTGAGTCGTGTGGTATACCCATAACTCATTAGTCGTCGTCACTCCCCCACTCGTCTAACAGAGCGGATAAGTCATCATCGTCATCAGGCTTTTCAGCCTTATCTTTAGTGCGTTTAGTAGGTTCGGCAACTGATGTACCATCGTCTTCCTCTTCCACTACACCAAACATATCTTCTGCGGATTCTTCTGTTGGAGAACTGTCTTTAGTAAACCCTTCCTCTACATCAAAAGGAGAAGTAGTTTGCATAGGTGCGTAGTCAATGACCTGAACACCACGTAGACGTAAAGAAACACCACAGCTACTCATTTTGTAAGGCACTAACTCAAGAGCTACGTTAATAGTACTACCAGTTGTAAGTTGGAAGTCTGCGCCCATTCTCTTGTTATCAGAATCAAACTGAGCAGGGCCACCTGTTGCACGCCCATTGTAAGCAGCTTTCAGGTTGGTTTTAGCAACCAATGTTTTATCTTCCTGCTGCTTAAAAGGCATCTCAAGTTTAGCAGGCCAGGATTTATCCTTAGCTGCTTTGTAAGCTGAAGCCATAGCGCCGTACAGCTTTTTAGCTTGGTCGCCATCCATTACAAATTCCATTTCGTATTTAGCACCATCTTCCATTGCATCGCAGGGAACAGTCTGTCCGTTAGCTCCCGCTTTGTTATCAAACCGGTAGGGTTGGTCAAGCCTAGGGTAACGGGCTTTAACCCCCTTCAGTAGGTAAGTTGTATTTTTCATATCTTCGCTCTCGGTAAAAAGGTTAAGTAAATTAGCGTCAGCTTCTACAAGCTGAGTTGTGGTTTGCATCTCATCATCTGCTAAAGGACGAGAGGGTTTGAAATACATCTTGGGTACAACATCATTCACAAAATATACTTCAGTTAACACAGTGTTAATGCTTTCGCCGTTACGCTTTAAGTAGTCTATGTACTTGTATAGACTCATTTTATTCACGGCCTGGGAAAACAAACTTGCGCCGCCTACACGTAACTCACACACTATGTCGGTGTTGTTTAACACTAGTTGAATAGTGGTAAAGAACTTGCATGGTTTAGAACCACTACTACGGATGTTTTGGGGGCAATCAATACAGCGTTTAGACTGTCTGGTAGCTTCCTTAACATCGGGGTGCGGATACTGGCTATCAAGTGACCAGCACTGTAGCTTCTGGTCAACTCCGTAAAAATTCCTAGACAGTGTGCCGCTATCTGTAAGGATACCTTCTATAGATAATTCTGCTTTAGCAGTTACAGGGTGTAAAAAATAGCCGTCCTGTGTCATAAGCCTAATCATTTCTTAGTAGGTTTCCTTACTGAAATTGCATATCTATTCTTCGCCTGTAGACCTTCTGGTGTCACGTCAGGGTTATCAGCTAAAAACTCTTTCATGTTCCCGTTGTGTATTCTTTTCTCTAGCAAGTGGGGTGCATCGTTCTCTTTAATGAACGCATACATACGCTCCCAATCACTTGTCCAATAGCTAGAAATAACGCGGCGGGACACTGTTCCAGAAGGAGTCTTAAGCCCATCTGCTTCTTGCGACTCGCAAAGCTTGAGGAGTTCATCACTAACTTTATCCTGTTGCTCTTTGAGATTCTTTATTTCTTGATCTTTATCTTGTATAGCTGTGCGTATCTTTAGATACACAGATACTAATTTATCTGCTGAAGTTTCCATCGCTCCTCCTTAAAGGGAGGACTAGTTTAGCAGCCTCTTTTACATTGTCAAGCATCTAGTTCTTGTCGGTACAAATCAATTATTTTATTGTGATTTGTAATGTTGTTTTGCAGCATAGTGTAGAGTCTGTCTTCTACTGCACTGCCTCTAATATGTATAACGCTCATGGGGTTATGCTGCCCTGGTCTGTTTATTCTGGCGTTAGCTTGTAGGTATGTCTCTACGCTAGTAACAGGAGCGTACCAAATAACTGTGTTAGCAGCGGTCAACGTTAACCCGTGTGATGCAGCTTGAGGTTGTATGATAAGCACATGGGGATCAGCTTCTTCTTGGAAACGTTTGATAATGTCAGCGCGTTTGTTAACTGTTACTTTGCCGGATATAACTTTGCACGCTATGTTTTTCTTGGTAAGAAATTCTTCCAACAGATTAATAGTGTGGGTAAACGGAACAAAGACCAGTACCTTATGGGATGACTCGTCAATCGCTTCTTTGACAACCTTTAGTCGGTTGCTGACATCAAACTCAATTACTTCTTTAGCGTCCGAATAGACCGCACCCCCTGAGATTTGGAGCAGCTTGTTTAAGTTGGTAGCTGCATTTACAGAGGTTACCTGTTCACCTGCAGCACTCATCATCATTTGATCTTTGAGTGTCTTGTAGTACGTGGCTTGTTGTTTAGTAAGGGGTGCGTCCCGTTCTACGTAAGTAACAGCAGGCAAGTCTAAACACTGGTCACGTTCAAACCTGATAGCAGGTTGTAATGCTTCGTGTACGGTAGTATCTGCATCGGGTTTAGGTCGCCACACATACTGGGTTATTTTGTGCATAACCTTATCCCTGAACTGACCAAAGTACTTAGGTACACCGTCAGGGTTTATAAGTTTAGCTAGGCCAAACGCATCTACAGGCGATTGTGCTGCTGGAGTACCAGTAAGCATCCATACCCAGGAAATGTTAGTAGTTATATCTCTAAGTGTTTTCCACCGGTTTGTCTGGGCATTCTTATAAGCGTTGGCTTCGTCCACCACAATCATGTCGAACCCCCCGTTTATAATCTCGTCTTTGATTACTGCAACACCATCAAAGTTTATTATTACAAACTCAGACCCTGCGTTTATTATCTTGCGGCGTTGGGTAGAAGTACCGTGCGCTACAGAGCAAGTGCGGTGCATAGCAAACTTAAACAAGTCCTGCTGCCATGCTGACTTCATAATAGACAGAGGTGAAATGACAAGCACTCGTTTTATCTCGCCTAGCTTCATCAAGTAGTCTGCAGCCCATATCACAGAAGCTGTCTTGCCTGTCCCTTGTTCGTTGAAACAGAAAGCTTTTTTGTGCAGCGTAAGGAAGCTCGACGTGTAGCGTTGGTGGTCAAACGGTTTAAGCTTCCCCGACCATTGGTAGTCCCTGTCTATTGGGGAAGGTACATCTTTAACCTTTAGTCCTGCTAGAACCTGGGCTTCATGTAAACCCCAACGTACTACTATTTTAAACACCCCCTCTTCTTCACTAAGTAT